AAGCTGTAAACGATTTACAAGTTCAGGATGACAAAGATCGTCACTCTGGTTCTGAGCTAAGAGTAATGAACACGAGTGGCTACTTTTAAGGGGATTAATCATGGGATTAGAAACAGCAACATATATTAGCCAACTAGTTGATACGAATCCAACATCTAGTGATCCTGTATCGCAGGGGGACGATCATCTCAGGCTAATCAAAGAAGTATTACAGGCACAGTTTACCACTCTTGGTGCAGCAGCAGTAACTACTACGGCGGCTGAATTAAACTTACTTGATGGCAAGACTGCTGTTGGTGATGCGTCAGGGCCAGCATCCAGTGTTGATAATGCTATTGCAAGGTTTGATGGAACTGGTGGCAAGACTTTAGCAAATAGTAATGTTACCATTTCTGATGATCCTCCAGTGATTAAAATTGGTGATGGGGTGGCAGAAGATACAACAGTTCTTTTTGACGGCAATGCTAAAGATTTTTATGTCGCGCTAGATGATACTGCCGACAAACTTGTTATTGGCGAGGGTTCGACTGTAGGTACGAACTCCATAATGACAATTACTGACGACACAGTAACTATCGGTGATGGTTCGACAGTAGACACTTATTTAAACTTTGATGGGAATGCCGCTGACTATCGAATGGGTATTGATGACGGCACTGATACATTAGAGATTGGCGTTGGTGTTGCACACGGAACTACAGCGGCAATATCTATGGATTCATCAGCCGACATGACGTTAGGTGGTTACATCAACTTTGCTGATGAACAGGCTATAAAACCAAAGATGAAGGATTATTCTGAGGTTGTCAATGCTCTAGGTTCTAAGTCAGCAGCCTTTGATATTGATTTAGAGGATGGGAATGTTCATTCATTAACGATAACATCTGGAACATTTAATATTGGATTGGTAAATGCTCTTGCTTCTAACTCAAACTCTATCACTCTTATAGGTACTAACTTAGCCGCAGGAACTCCTTCGTTTGTTTCTGGCGCACATGGGGGCGGTGGAAACGTTGTTAAATGGCCTGGTGGTTCTGCTCCAACTTTAACAGCATCAGGGGTCGATATATTAACATTTACTACATTTGATGGCGGCACTAATTGGTATGGTTTTGCTGCTGGAATAGATGCTAAAGCGCCATAAGGGGGGAATGATATGCCTTTAGGAGCAAATAAAGCAGCCCTCTTTGGAATGGCCGGTGTATCTACTGGTGATGTAGTTTTATTAGAGACTTACACAGCAGGAGGAGAAGCATTAAAAGTATTTGAAGGATTTTCTTCAGACTATAAATATCTGGTGTGGCAGTTTGTCAACCTTCATGGTTCTGCGACAGATACTGACTTGACATTTAGGGTAAAGAAAAGTGGTGGAACCTATGGTCTTTCTACGCAAAGTCAAGCAATGAGGGCTTATAATCGTCAAGACGGTACGGCATATGCTGTTGCCTATTGGCCTGGCGCTGACCACCTTGCCAATGGAGCAACGGATCAAATTATGCTACATCAGGATCTAAATTTTACCAATGCAGAGTTTTCAGTCAACGGATATATGACTTTATATAGCCCTACATCTTCAGTTTATTACAAAAATTGGGTAACAAGATCAGTTGGTAATTTACAGACTGGGGATGATCCAGTTCAGGCAGCTTTTATTAGTGGGTATGTTTTAGAAGCTGATGCACTTGATGGAATAGAGTTTAAATTTGATGCCCCAACTGCCAATATTGATACCGGAAAAATTTTATATTGGGGGGTTAAATAATGGCCTTAACTAAAATTACTGAAACATCCGGGTCTGGTGTTACAGCAATAAATTTTGATACTGATATTGACTCAACATACAAAGTTTATAAATTTGTATTTTTAGACGTTAATCCTGCTGCAAGTAGTTCGAGTCACTATTGGTCCTTTCAAGGTGGGGACGGAAATTACGCCACCACAATGACAACTACATTCTGGAAGTCGGCACATTACCTAGATGGTGCGGCTAGTGAAGGCCCGGATATGGGTCTGGCTCAACATCAAGAGAGTGGCTATCAAAAACTATTTCAAGGGCCTGGGCCTGGGTCAACAGAAAGTCTGTCTGGAGAACTTTATCTTTTTAATCCAAGCTCTACTGCCTTTGTTAAGCATTTTATTTGTGTTACTAGTGGAATCTATGGGCCGTATGCTAATAGGGGTGTTACTTACACTCAGACAGCAGGATACCTCAATATAGCATCAGCAGTTGATAGGATCGGATTTAAGATGTTAGATGATTCAGCCTTTGATGCAACAATTCAAATGTGGGGGCTATGATGATTTTAGGAAATCCAACATTAATTAATACTTATACTCCTTCCAGTGTTGACTCCGTAGAAATAACAAGTGGACTTGACTCAACTTATTCAAGTTATATGTTCGTCTTTACAGATATGCATACGGAGTCAGCTGCTAAGGCATTTACATTCCAAACTGGAGCCACTTACGACACCGATACAACCACAGCTCCAGCGGTTGCCTACATGTATGAGAATGGTACTTCATCTGATTTTGATTTTGAAAGTGGAATAAGATGGTCAAGCCAAGATACAATGATTGAAATGCACAGAAGAATGGGGAATGCCAGTGACAATTGCATGGCTGGAATATTTATTTTATTTGATCCTGCTTCCACCACCCATGATAAGTATTTTTATTACAATATCAATCATACAATGGATCTTGGTCCAGCAACTTCCCAGACTATTAGTCAGGGTCAAATTTTAACTACAAGCGCAATTACACAAATAAAGTTCTCAACTAATGGTGTAACCACATTATTTAGCGGAACTATTCAACTCTACGGGATAACTTAATATGGCTAGATTTAAAATGGTAAATAATGATAGAATTCAATTAACAGAAGCAGAAGAAGCTGAGTTAGATGAACGGGCTATTGCATGGGAGGCTGGAGCATTTGATAGGGAGATAGCAGAGCTAAGATCAAGTCGCAATAGAGTGATCTCACTTACGGACTGGCATGGCCTTTCTGATGTAACTATGTCTGCTGATATGAGGCAGTATCGTCAAGAGTTGCGCGATCTACCTTCAGGCTTAACAACAGTTGAGCAAGTTAGAGCAGTAGTGTGGCCTACTAAACCAGAATAATGCCTTTAGTTCCTGTAACTAATGTAGGCGAGCATGGCATTGTCAAGGATATAAATGCTTGGCAACTGCCACCTAATGCGTGGACAGAAGGTAATAATATAAGGGTAGAGCATAACGCAATACAGAAGAGTCCAGGCTACTTAGAGGTAATGGAATCTTGCCCTATAGCCCCATATTTTATTACCAACTTAGAGGTGGGTGGTGCTAACTACTGGATAGTAGGAGGGTTGGCTAAGATATACGTTCATAATGGAACGACATGGACTGACATTACTAGAGCGTCTGGTGGGGATTATTCTGCGACAGCCAGAGAGAACTGGACGGCTACAGTTTTAGGTGGTATACTAGTCATGAGCAATGGTTATGATGCTCCTCAATTCTGGGCATTAGCTGCTGGTATTCCTGCTGTTACAACTAAGATGGCAGACTTAACTTACTGGCCAGCCAGCACAGAGTGCAAGTCATTAAGAGCGTTTAAGTCTTTCTTGGTTGCTTTGAATGTAACGAAGTCAAGTGTTCCCTATACTAGTCTTGTTAAGTGGTCTACAGCAGCAGCAACGCAAGCTGTACCTGTCTCGTGGGACGAAACCTCGCCTACAGTCGATGCTGGCGAGTATGCGCTAGAAGACAGTAAAGGTATCATAGTTGATGGGTTGCCCTTACGTGGCGACTTTATGATATATAAACAATACTCTACATACAAGATGAGCTATGTGGGGAATCCTTTTATCTTTTCATTTATACAGCTTTCACCTAATGTTGGTGCATTAGCTAAGAACTGCGTAAGGGAGTTTGACGGTGGTCACTTTGTGATGGCATATGGAGATATGTATATTAATACTGGTGACAGGCTTACGTCTATCCTTCCTCATAAGATGAGAGACTTTATATTTAACGATATTAATGGAGATGAATTCGAGAAATGCTTTGTTACT